GGTACAGTATTAATTAAAACTAGTTCGTATGTTATATGAAGACGCAATGGATATGTTTATGCTTTATAGCATATCCCCAGAATTAACCTGCAGTTGTGATGAATTTCACGTCTGCCAACAATGTATGGAAGATGAAAAAACTACAGAAGATAGAAGTTACAATACAAGAACTAAGGATGGCTACTCGTCCTAATGTATACGTAAACAAAAAGAAGTACAAAAGAAAAACCAAACATAAAAACAATCACTTAAAACCAAATCAAGATGAGACAAATTAAATTTATGACCAAGTTAGCCACAGTATGGTTGATTGGTTTATTCATGGAAGGCCTAATTACCTTAGGCAGTGCTTTTGCAGTACCATTTTCACAATGGTCAGTATGGGCAATTGTAGCACAAGCAACTTATATGGTTGCATTAATAGGTATTGCCATCTGGTGGCAAGAAGAATCAGATTTAGAACAAGGTCTTAATCCAAAAAACAGACTATGAAAATCCTGATACTTAAACCAGAAATGTTCGTGTCATATGATGGCATGATAGGACTAGCATTATTCAGAAATGCAAGCTTCACTTGGTTCTTTGATGGAGAAGACGTACCTTTAAGGGTGTTTACCAAAGAGGTAGAGTCTCCATCTAATGAAGAAATCATGGAAGAATTGCAAGAGAACATGGATCTTTTAGAGTTAGCTGTGTTACATGATGCAGCTGAAGTTCAAGATAGAGATGATGAAGATTATTTAACTTATTGTACAAGTTATGACTGAAGAAAATGTAATGTTTTATTATCAGAGAGGCGGTATTGAATTGATTACCGCCTCTCTTGAAGTTGCTATTGCCAGGAGAGATCCTAACACTGTTATCTTTATTGATGATGGTTCCGGTAAAAAACCAATTAATTTAGAATAAAATGGAGAAACAGAAAAAGTTTTGGGGCTTTCTTGGTAAGGGAGCTCTAATAATTCTATTGCCTATAATTTACAGCGTGTATATTGTAGGTTTATTTAAAGCACAAGTGTGGTTTGCACCAAGTCTAGCTGTTATACTATTAGTTACATTAGCAATAACTATAGTAGGCATACTCAGATACATGCCAAAACCATCATTTAGAGCTGCTATTGTTCCAGCATTTGGTCTTTTTGGTGCCTATAACCATGTTGATCCATCACTTCAAATACTAATTCTGTGTTTTCACATTGAAATAGGAATGAAATGATATTACATAGGGCACAAGAGAGAGAAACCATTACAAAATTGAGAAATTATTCTCACAAGAATAATAATGAAACTATTATCAGATCTAATAACCAGGAAAAAGTTATTACAATCTGGAAGAAGTTCTTTAACTATTCTTTAAATCAAAGCTATTCTATTGATGAGAATAAAACCAAGTATGATTTCTTTATGAATATCAAAACACCTAAGTGGATGTTAAAGCAGTTGAACCTAGTTTCACCTACAATGTCAGCCACAAGTGCTTATCAGTTTGATCATATCGTATTCTATGAGTATGATAAGAACTATATTTTCACAATTGAGGTGTTTAATCCATGGGAACATACTGTAAATCTTATGACTCAACAAGAAGGTTTGGCCTTATTAGGTTCTTATGAAATGATCAATCAAAAATTTGAGATGATGAAGAACTATAAAAGGTTTACCCAGGCTTTTAAAGTAATGAATGCTGAAGAAATTAAAGGATTGATTAGACAAGTTCCTAAGGATGAATCAGTTAGACTGTTATCTGGTAGTAGATTTAGTGATAGATCTCTAGAAGATGGAATACTGATCAACATTAATAACTTAGTCTAAAGTTTCCGGTATACCGGAGACTAACAGTACCAGTAATATATTACTATAATTACAGTAGTAGTATATAGCTATGGTTTGGTAAGTGGAGAATACTGATGGGTCCGTAAGGCGTAAGTGGTTAACCAGCCCATCTCTATTCATAATTCTTTATATGACAGACCAAGAATACACACAATGGCTAAAGGGACTAAGTCCCAATGAGCTCTCTAGAGAAGAATGGAACTTAAGCTTTGTACTAACTACAAGCTCTATAAGCACTGAAGCAAAGAAAAATGCTGAACGCAAATTAAATTTATTAAAACAACTACTAAATGGTGCAGATAAGTAAACCAGTATTAGCAAAGTTCATTCAGCGTCACATTAATTCTTCTGTAGCAAATCAAATTGCTAATCTTATTGTCAGTAATTGTAATTCAGATCTTCTAAATGGTATTGTAAATATGCTTCTTACTGAAGAAAGCATATCAAGCTTTGAACCAGGTGACTATTTTAAAGCAAAACCACCATATGGACATAAAGCCAAGCACTTTTATGAAGATAAACTTATTGACATAGGATTATTTGAAAATGGTTATATATTTGGGCAGATTGTAAAGAGTAATGACTGGCATAGTGAGCATGATCCTTATCATGTTTCTATGAAATGCAATCTTTTTTACGGAGATGAGGTGCCATTTGAACATAATTTTTCTATATTTGAGATTGAAAAGGTTCAAAAATCAGAAATACCTCACTACAATGGCCAATATATCACCAGAATTATTGACAGAACACTTGAAAGAGTATCTGACTCTGAAGAAGATAACATCAGTGAATGATGTTATGATTCCAACATTTGGTAAATGGATGTCTACCAAGTATAATTGGAATAATGAAGAACTAATTGCTGAACAAGATTTCAACAAAGCATTTAGTTTAATCTCTGAACTTTATGTTCAAAAAACACAGTAGTTTTGGTATAGTTACCAAAGATATAATGACAGACCCGGATTTAAGTTTACAAGCAAAAGGATTGTATGCCATACTTAGTACATATGCAAACAAGCAAAGAGAATGCTTTCCGTCACTAAATACACTAGCGGATATAAGCAATAAAAGTGTTTCTCAAGTATCTGCATACATCAAAGAGCTAAAAACTAAAGGTTATTTAACCAGAAAAGGGAAATTATTAATATTGAGATAGCTATATTAATGCTAAAAATCTTTATAATCACTTGCAATATTCTAATGAAACAGCTTGAATTCAATTTATAAAAGTTTATATTTGATCATATTTATCATTGATCAAAATGATCTTACAGCTTCCAAATGGGCGTATAATTGAGATTTCAGTTGAACAATACCTTGATATGACTGACCAAGACATTCAAGATTTGAATTCATTGGGTGCTGCCTATACTAAAGATTGTGTTAATCCGTTTTACAACCTATATTCTGCTAAAGTACAAGAAATTGCATTAGAAGATATAAGTGAAGAAGAAGAAGAAATTCTTTTATCTGAAGAAGATATTGATCTTTTAAGTAACCGGGTTGACCCATATTTCTTCCCTGAAGATGGGGATTTTCTCTAATTAATCAACTTAAAATTTAAAAACAAATGTACAGTCCAGTTACAGTATTGGCTGATGATAACGGTATGGTTATCCGCCAAAGCAAAAACAATCCTGAGTATGGTTTTGTAGTCTTACAACAAACCCGCACAATGATTCAATCTAATCCTGCTAATCTTAAAAATGTAGGATGGTTAAAGACTCAAAAGATGACAACTCTTTTGAAAGGTAAAATGGAAGAATTAAAGATGTACGGTATTACCAAAGACACAGTGTTCCCAGGTAAAATTGTAGTTAAAGAATCTACTACTCCATTTAGTGAAGAAGATCCTGATCAACACTTGAAAATTGCAGGTGAGACAGGAATTGTTTGCTGTATTGATGGTGAGCCTATTTATAGAATCACTTATTACACAGCTGATCCTAATGAACAAGATGAATTTGTACAACATAACAATGTTGATGCAATCCGCAGTGCTAATGGTGTTGCTCCATCTAACAACAAAATTTCTGCTCAAGCAGTAGCATCTATTCAAGAAGCCTTTGATTTGA